AATCACGCAAACCTGACGTTCAATATCGAGGAGTAACCATGTTTGAGCTACTCGGCGGGGGAGTTTTTGGAAGTTTGATCGGTGGCGTTTTCCGCATAATCCCTGAGATTTTGAAATATGCTGACAAAGCAAACGAGCGTTCTCACGAGTTAAAGATGTTCAGCCTCCAGACTGACCTCGAAAAAATGCGGGGTGAGTTTCGGATGGAAGAACGATACGTCGATCATTCGGTTGCCGCCTTGGACGCCATTAACAGCGCATTTGAGCAGCAAGGCAAGGCAGACTCAAAAGCATGGAAATGGGTCGCCTCCGTTTCTGCCTTGGTGCGTCCCGGTGTGACGTTTTGGTTTATGGGTCTGTACTCGGTAACCAAGATGATTGCAGTATGGCTGGCGTGGCAAGCAAATCAGTCCATCGAAGTCATTCTTGCAAAGGCATGGGGGCCGGATGATTTCGGTCTGCTTTCCATGATCCTCACCTTCTGGTTCGTCGGAAGAGCAATCGAGAAGTACCAGAAATGATCCAAGACGCCATCGCCCTGTCCCGAGAGGCGTTGGTTAAGCCTTTCGAGGGGTACCACCGCAGGTTACCTGATGGTAGCTGCGTTGCTTATCCGGACCCCGGGACCGGCGGTGAGCCTTGGACGATCGGATGGGGGTCTACCGGCCCCGGAATCCATCCTGACACGGTCTGGACGGTAGAGATGGCTCAGGAGGCTTTAGACCGGGAACTGATGGGCAAGGCCTTGGGAGTGCTGAAATACTCCCCCGGGCTGGTCGATGCTCTGGACAGGCGGTTTGCGGCGATCATCAGTTTTGCTTACAACTGCGGGTTGGGGAACTATCGGATTTCCACGTTGCGGCGTAAAATTGATGCACAAGACTGGGAAAGCGCTGCCACAGAGATTCTCAAGTGGAACAAGGCTGCTGGAAGGGTTTTGCCGGGGTTAGTAAAGCGCAGGAAGGCGGAATCTCAGCTTTTGAGGTAACAAGGAAGGGATAGAAGATGACCGCTGCCGCTGTCATGACATACGATAGCTTAGTCGAGAATATCCAGAGTTATCTGGAGCGTACCGACCAAGCCACGATCGACAAGATCCCGCTGTTTATTATGCTTGCCGAGCAGGTTATTGCTTCCCAGATCAAGTTTCTGGGGAATATGACTGTTCAGTCCAGCACAATGGTGCAGGGCACAAATATTATTGATAAGCCTGCGCGGTGGCATAAAACGGTATCTATGAACATTACCGTTGCCGGGAAGCGCTATCCGGTACTTATACGCAAATACGAGTACCTGCGGGAATACTGGCCGGATCCGGCTCAGGAAAGCGTCCCCAAGTTTTACTGCGACTACGACTACACCCACTGGTTGGTAGCTCCAACTCCGGATGCTGCCTATACCTTTGAGGTGCTCTATTACGAGCGCCTGCAGCCGCTGGATTCATCGAACCAGACCAACTGGATGACGGTATATGCGCCGCAGGCTCTGTTGTATGGATCTCTTTTGCAGGCCATGCCGTTCCTGAAAAACGATGAGCGGATGCAGATGTGGCAGGCCCAGTACAACGCGATCATGCAAACGCTGGTTGCCGAAGACAAGCTGCGCGTGGCTGATCGTCAGGCCATTGCGGTTGATAGTTAAGGATAGGCCATGAGTTACAACTCGCCGTTTACCGGGAACGTCGTCCAGCCGACGGACGTTTCCTTCCGATCGATCACCCTGACGGCTGATACGCAGCTAGAGTGGCCGATCAACGGAACTGCTACGGATGACGCTGCAGCAAGGATCATGCAGGTTTCTGCCTCCACGACGGGTTTGTCCCTGTGGATGCCTCCAGCGAACCAGTCTTCTGTTGGCAATGATGCGCTGATCCGCAACGTCGGAAGCAATACGTTTACCGTCAAAGATTACGCCGGAAGCGGCACGATTATTACGGTTGCCGCCGGTCAATCCAAGTACATCTACATCACCAACAACGGAACGGAATCGGGTGTCTGGGGGAATATTTCCTTCGGAACTGGGACTTCTTCCGCAGATGCGGCAACGCTGGCCGGGTATGGTCTTTTGGCGTCTGGGGCGACCCTGAATCAAAGTCACCCGTCTGCCTCCCTGATTGCTGCGTATACCTTTCAGGCATCCGATCGTGCTCAGACGTACATCTGGTCTGGCGGTGTAACAACGGCGACTCTTCCGCTGGCGCAAACAACTGGCGATAACTGGTTTGTGTTGTTCAAGAACAATGGAACCGGCACCGTCACGATTGACACGACCAGCAGCCAAGATGTTGACGGGGCTTTGACCAAGAGTTTTGCCCCGGGTGAGTCGGCGTTCATTATTTCCACCGGCACTGAGTACATCACGGTTGGGTACGGCAAGAGTACAGAGTTTGAGTTTGGGGTTATCACCAAGGCTGTAACGGGTGGCTCTTACACCCTAACGGCTTCTGAGGCTTCTAACGTCATTCAGTTCTACACCGGGACGCTGGTTGGGAATGTGACGGTTACCTATCCCCCGGTAGTTAACCTGTATGTGATCTCCAACCAGACCTCTGCTGGCGGATACACGCTGACGGTAACCACCGGAATTGGTGGAAGTGCTACGGCCACGGTTCCTTCTGCTGGTCAGGCGACCCTGATTTGTGACGGGACTAACTTCTACAACGCCAATACGACTCAGGCTGGCGCTTCCTCGTTAAGTCTTCTGAATGGTAGTGCTGGGGCACCTTCCCTGAACTTTGCCTCAGAGACCGATACGGGCGTTTACAGGCCCGGGGCAGGAAGGTTTGGGATCTCTGTTCTGAGTAACTTGGTTGCGGATGTGTCTGCAACAGGCTTGGAAGTCACGGGTGTTGGCACGTTTACTGGCGGTGTGAGTGGCGGGACATACTGATGACAAAAAAGGTATTCGCCCTTGATACGAAGGCCGGGATCCAGCGGGACGGTACGACCTTCGATAAGGACTTCTATACGGATGGCCGCTGGACGAGATTCCAGCGTGGACGCCCTCGCAAAATCGGCGGATACCGACAGATCACAGAATACCTTGCAGGCCCCTCCCGGGGCATTTTCGTTGTTCCAAAGAGCAACTACAACAACATCTACAGCGGTTATTCGGACGGCCTACAAGTAGTTCCGGTCAACAACAACGGCGTGGGAGCCGGGATTACTGACTTTACCTTCTGCGGGGTATTGCTGACGATCACCGGGTTGGCTGGTGGATCTGGCTATGTCGATGCGACGTATATCGGCGTTCCGTTGTCCTATACGGGCACCGGAATGGGTGCGGGAGCTACGGCGACAATTACAGTCAGTGGTGGCGCGGTTACGGCAGTCACGATTACCGGTGGCGGTTACGGGTACACGCAGTTTGAAGAACTGACGGCAGATAACTCGTACCTTGGTGGGAGCGGGTCTGGGTTTACCGTTTTGGTAGATACAACAGATTCGTGCTTTACCCCTTCGGATAACAACCTGTGGCAGTTTGATACGTTTACCGATTCCTCTGGAACTGGTGCGAGTTATCTACTGTCTCACCCTGCTCAGAGTCTGAATGATATTGACAATGAGGTAAACACGCCCGTCATGGCATCGATCATTGGCGGGAGTCACGCCAATCCGATTGGGGTGTTTACAGAGACTGGGGCAATTACCAGCGGATCGCCGAACGTCACTTTGGCTGTTGCCAACTTCAATATCGGTGTAAACCAGCTAGTAACCGGCCCGGGAATCCCCGCAGGGACGCGAGTTCTCTCGGTGAACCTGACAGCCGTTGTGCTCACAGAAAACGCTACAGCGACCCTTGCAGCGGCCTTGCTGACGTTTGACAACGAGGTAGAAGTCTCCGGGGGCGTGGTAACCCTGCACCCGTATGTGTTCGTTTACGGCAATAACGGGTTGATCCGTAACTGTGCCTCGGGCAACTTTGATGACTGGGTGTCTGCAGACGCGAATACGGTCAACGTAGCGACCGGAAAGATTGTCCAAGGCCTCCCTGTTCGGGGTGGCTCAAACTCGCCTTCTGGGCTGTTCTGGAGCCTTGACAGCCTGATTCGGGTGTCCTTTGCGCCGACATCTTTGGGTGTCGCAGGAACCGGTAACTTTGCCGCACCGATCTTTTGGCGGTACGACATCATTTCTTCCCAGTCCTCGATTCTGTCGTCTCAGTCTGTGATTGAGTATGACGGCATCTATTACTGGTGCGGGACGGATCGATTCCTTCTGTATAACGGTGTTGTCAAAGAGATTCCCAATCCGATGAACCAGAACTGGTTCTTTGACAACCTGAACTATTCCCAGCGTCAGAAGGTGTATGCGACCAAGGTCCCCCGGTTTGGGGAGATTTGGTGGTTCTACCCGAGGGGAACATCGGAAGAATGCAATGACGCGGTAATCTATAACGTGCGGGAAGGCGTTTGGTACGACGTTGGAACGGCGTTAGGTGCTCGTCGGACTGCAGGCTACTTCTCTCAGGTGTTCCGCTTCCCTGTGAATGCTGGGTGGGAGCCGAACTACGTTGGCGGGGTCAATGCAGTCACCATTGCCGATGCTGGGACTGGGTATACCGACGGGACGTACTACTACGAGTCTTTGACCGGCGGAACGGGGTCTGGTGCCAAGGCCAACATCACGGTTGTTGGGGGAGTCGTGATCTCCATCCAGATTACCGATCGAGGCTCTGGGTATACGGTTGGAGATACCTTGTCCGCAAGTCTTCCGGCAGGAGCAGACTTTGAGTTGACCGTAGACTCGACCATGAATTTTGTCTCGCTATGGCAGCACGAAGTTGGAACGGACGAGGTCAGGTTTACGCAGAGCAATGCGATTGAGGCGTACATCGAGACTAATGATCTTGGCTGGGTTGCCGGTGGGCCTTCTCAGCCGTCTCCGATCGGAGAGAACCGGTGGCTGCATCTTGAGCGACTAGAGCCAGACTTCATCCAGAGTGAGCAGATGGAGTTGTATGTGGTGGGTCGTCCGTATGCTCAAGAGCAAGACAAGGTGACGGGTCCGTATACGTTTCAACCCGGGACATCCAAGATTGATTTAAGGGAGCAGCGCCGGGAGTTGAGATTGAGATTTGTCTCTAACATCTCTGGCGGTAACTTCCAGATGGGCCGGGTAATCCTGAACGCAGACCTTGGGGATGTTCGTGGCTATTCAGGCTAATCTTTCCCCGCCGCTGGTTTATGACCCGAGGTACATGGACTTCGGGCACTGGGCTGCATTGATGTGTGAGCAGTATGCAGCACAAAGCGTGGGAATTCCGTTAGATCCGGATGATTGGCAGTCATGGGCGGCAGGCTTGCTGGCGATTGATGTATTCACCAATCAAGGTATTGCAAGCCCGTATGCGTTTACCGAGTGGCAGGACTGGGCAGAGTCGATGGTTAACGTGATGAATGGTGGCCGGTGATGGCAAGTAAGCGTAAAGTTAAAGGCCAGAAGATCCGTCGATTTGCTGATGGCGGTGCCATTATTGGGTG